CAGATGTCTTTCGCTTTCCGCACCGTAAAAGATTCTTGGAATGATGACCGCACTGTTCGTGAGTTGCGTGAAGTTCAACTGTTTGATGTGAGTGTTGTGACGTTCCCTGCCTACGAGCAAACTATGGCAGAGTTGCGTAGCAAGAATGAAACTGCTACCGTGCAGACAACTTCTGGATTGCTTCTGAGAAAAAATCAGATTGCACTTCAGAAGTATCGCAGCCGTTAGACAGCCGACCGCTCTCGGTCACTGACCTCCTAACACTGAGAGGAAACATCAACCACGATTGACCATTGGAGGTCATCATGTCATTCAGCAAGTCACTTACAGAAAAGCGTGACGCTGCTTTGGCGAAGGCGGAAGCCATCGTTGAGGCTGCGCAGGCAGAGGCTCGTGAATTGACCACGGAAGAGGATCAGCAAATCGCTGAATCACTCACCGAGGTTCGTTCATTGGACGAGCAAATTGAAACCCACAGCGAACTCGAAAAGCGTTCCACTGAGGCTGCAGAACTCCGCAAGGAAAAGAAAATTGATCAGGTAGTTGCACCTGCAGTCGTCAAGACTGAGGCTCGCACGTACCGTGCTGGTGGTGAGCATTCTTTCATCGCTGACGCTTACGCTGCACAGTTCAACGGTGACTTCTCGGCAAAGGATCGTCTCGCTCGCCACATGAACGAGGAAAAGATTGAGCGTCGTGATGTGACCAGTGCAAACTTTGCTGGGCTTGTTGTTCCGCAGTTTCTCACCGAACTTGCTGCACCGTTTGCTCGTGCAGGTCGCCCCGTTGCTGACATTGCTCGCAAGCATCAACTTCCGCCTGCTGGTCTGACGCTGAACATCAGCAAAGTAACCACTGGCACTGCTGTTGCTCAGCAGACTGAAGGCGCTGCCGTTCAGGAAACCAACATGGATGACACGCTGCTTACGATCAACGTGCGCACCTTTGCTGGTCAGCAGAACGTGAGTCGTCAGGCTCTTGAGCGTGGAACCGCTATCGATTCGTTGGTCATGGCTGACCTCGTTTCGGCGTATCACACGACTCTGGATGCTGCAATCCTCACCCAAATGAACACCGACATCACGCAGGTTGTGACTTACACGGATGGTTCGCCAACCGTTGCCGAGTTGTATCCGAAACTGTTGGATTGTGTTCAGAGGATTCAGACGAACTTCTTCGGAGGTCCGAACGTGATTGTTATGCACCCTCGTCGTCTTGCCTTCATTCTGGCTGCGGTTGATGGTCAGAACCGTCCGTTGGCTGTGCCAGTTCCGAACTTCAATGGTCAGCCAGCGTTCGCTTCGGGCAATGGTGCACCAGTGTACGGAAACAGCGGGTACTCAATCGCAGGCTTGCCTGTTGTAACCGATGCGAACGTCATTACGAACAACGGTGGTGCAACGAACGAGGATCTGATCTACGTTGGAAACACGCAGGAACTGCACCTCTTTGAGGAAGGCGACGGATCACCAATGATGCTTCGCTTTGAGCAGCCGAAGGGCGCAGAACTTGATGTTCAGATGATTGTGTACGGTTACTCGGCTTTCACAGCCAACCGTTACCCAGCCGCTTGGGCATACATCGGTGGAACGGGTCTCACCCCTCCTGCCTTCTAGTTCAGTTACAAGTTGCAGCGGTGCTGGTAGTCTTTCGGCTGCCAGCACCGTTTGCATTTATGGAGAAAACAAATGAACAAGAACTTGATTGAAGGATTGCTGAACGAGCGCCGTGGATATGTGATGCGTGGCAAGAATGATCGGGTTGCTGCCGTGGATGCACAACTGAAGGAACTCGGCTACGAAACCAAAGAAGTGTTTGCACCTGTTGAGGTTGCAACCGTTGAGCCTCAGGTTGAGAGGGCTGCTGCACCTAAGGTTCGCAAAAGGAACTCGTAGCAATGGCGATCACCAACGGGTACGCCACATTGAACGAAGTGAAGGCTTCGCTTCGCCTGACAGACGCAACCGATGATGCTTTGTTGGAGAGGGCTATCGAGTCCGCTTCCCGTCGCATTGATGGTTACTGCGGAAGGTTCTTTTATAAGACCTCACCTACTGCGGTGACCATGTACCCATTGAATGAGTTTGTGCTTCGTTTCCCTAACGATGTTTCCAGCACAAGCGCAACAATCAAGATCGACACAACTGCGAACGGCACTTATGCTACGACGCTGGTTGAAGGTGTGGATTACATTCTGGAACCAACGAACGCATCTTTACAGGGTCGCCCATATGAACACGCACGGATGGTCGGCAGCAAAACCTTTCCACTTTATGTAACGCCTTCTTTTCCTACGGTTCAGGTGACTGCTGCGTGGGGTTGGAATGCGATCCCGTCAGACGTGAACCAAGCCTGCATTATTCTTTCTATGCGCCAGTTCGCCAGATTGAACTCTGCTCTTGGTGTGGTGGGTTTTGCTGATATGGCTATTTCGGTTCGTGCGGTTGATCCTGACGTTCGTGACTTGTTGAACCAGTTTGTTCTTTTCGGGATCATCTGATGCCTGCAACCGTTTCGCAGGTGGCAACAGGTTTATCGAATCGTCTTGCAACGATCTCAGGGTTGCGTGTGAGCACGTTTCAACCTGAACAGTTGAACCCTCCGTTCGCTTACCCACAACTGAACAGGATTGAATATCATCGTGCTTACGGTGGTGGCGATGTTGTCATGGATTGGTCTATCTATGTTGTTGTTGGCAGGTGGACTGACCGCACGGCTCATGCTTTGCTTGATGATTTCCTATCCTACTCTGGTGCGAAAAGTGTTCGTGCTGCCGTTGAGGGTGACACAACTCTTGGAGGTGTTTGTTCGACGCTGGTGCTACGATCAGGTTTAGACATCAGCAGCCTTGACGCTGGCGGTGCAGAGTTTTTGCAGATACAGTTACAGGTCGAAGTTCACGGATAGGACATCATTCATGGCACAATTCAAGGTTCTGAGCGACAACTTTCATCTTGCCGAAAAAGGTAAGACAGTGGACAGCGCACAGTTAGATGGGTGTAACATCGAAGCGTTGGTTGATGGCGGTCATCTTGCCGAAGTCAATGCTAAGACTGTGAAGTCCGAACCAGTAGATACGAAAGAACAGGAAAAATAATCATGGCAAAGTTGGTTCTCACGAACGCACAGATCCTCGTGAACACTGTTGATCTCAGTGGTTTCTCTAACAGTCTTGAACTGAACTACGAAGTTGAAGCGGTTGAAGTCACGTCGTTTGGCACGAACCGTTCTTTCATCGGTGGATTGCAAAACAACACTTTGACTGTCGAGTTCATGCAAGATTTTGCTGCAACCGAAGTTGAAGCAACCGTCTATCCGTTGGTTGGAACGACCACGACCGTCAAGATTCTTCCTGTGAAGGGCACAGCAATTTCTGCCACGAACCCTGAATACACGCTAACGGGCTGCTACCTTGCGTCGCATACGCCTGTCGCTGCGACCGTTGGTGAGTTGGCGATGACTTCGCTCACGTTCACTGGTGGAACTTTGACAAAGGCAACCACCGCCCCGTAATCGAACACAACAAATAGAAGGAGATAGATGTGAAGATTGCTCTTCGTGTTATTTATACGGACGGTAAGAGTGCTGACTGTGATGCGGTGTTCGCTGACTTTGTTGGATTTGAGCGAACGTGGCAGCGCAGTGTCGCAAAGTTTGAGTCCGAGGTTCGTCTAACCGATTTGGCTTGGCTTGCTTGGAGTGCGGAAACCCGTGCAAAGAACACTGTGTTGAAGTTTGATCCTGATTGGATTTCAACCGTTGAAGCAGTTGAGATGCGCACGGAAGAGGAAGTGCCCGACCCAAAAGCGGTTTAGGTAGGGACTCGGCAACGTATTCGATTGCTTTCCTTGCCGTTGAAACTGGTATTGCACCAAAGTTTTTGGTGGATGAGTCCGAAGAGATGTTGTCCGCAATGTTTGAGGTGTTGCGTCAGCGTCAGAAGGCAGCGACACGGCGACGATAGTACGCTTGCAGGATTATGGCAGCGAACGGTGTACGCATTGAAGTTTATGGTGTTGCGGAGGCAATCAAAGAGTTGCGCAACCTTGAGCCAGAACTATACAAGCGCATAGTCAAGGACTTGAAAACATCGTCGAAGCCTCTTGCGAAAGCGGTTGGTTTGGAGTTCCCTGATGAACCTCTTGTGAATTGGGAAGGTGACGGTTCACGCAACTCAAGAGGTTTCCCTTCATATAACACTCGGCAGGCTCAGACTCGTGTTACTGCTGGAGTGATCACTTCTATTCGCAAAGGTAGAAACGAGCACGGTATTTTGCGTTTGCAACAAATGTCTCCAAGCGGTGCCGTGTATGACTCTTCAGGTTCCAAAACCCCTCCGTCAAGGTCAAGTGATGGCGGTCGTTTCATCATGAACCTAGACAAGCGACTGCGCACCAAAAGTGCTGTAGGTAAAACTCGTTCCCGTGTCATGTATCCTGCAACAAAGAAACATTTACCGAAGTTGATTCCTGCGATTCAGGAGTCCGTAAGCAGGACTGAGGCTGCGGTGCAGAGAACTATCAACAAGGGAGTCCTGTAATGGCTGTCGGCGTAAACATTGTCTCGCAGTTCAACTCGAAAGGCATTGCAAAAGCGATCAGCGACTTCAAGAAGTTGGAGGGCGCTGGCGCTAAATCAACTTTTGCGTTGCGCACAATGGATAAGGCTGCGACACAAATCGCTGCATCATTGGCGAAGGCTGGTATTGCTGCAGGTGTTATAGGTGGGTTTGCGGTCAAACAGTTCGCTGCGTTCGATGATGCGATGACTCAATCGACAGCGATCATGGGGAATCTCAGTGATTCGATGCGCAATGAGATGTCGGATGCTGCACGACAGATGGCAAGAGAAACAACTTTCTCCGCTGCTGATGCTGCGAAGTCTTTCTTCTTTCTTGCTTCTGCAGGTTTAGATGCGAAGGCGAGTATCGCTGCGTTGCCGACCGTGGGCAAGTTCGCTCAGGCAGGTATGTTCGACATGGCTCTTG